AACTGGATGCGGTTCTGAAATCTGTTCGGCTTGCGCAGGACGGGCCAGAACGGCGACTGTGCCTCGACTTCGGACCAGATGCCGCGCTTCTGCTCGACCAGCTTGCACCGCAGCTTGGCGACGTCAGAGGCGATCAGTGTCATGCAGGCGAAGGCGGCGTGGTTGGAAAGTACCGACTCGCGATCGATCGTGATGTTGCGCTGCCAAGCGCCCGTGAAGCTCTCGCGGACGAGCGGATACCAGCCGCGGCCGCCGCTCGGCACAGGCATGGCGGTTCCGGCCGCCTTCATGCGCGTGACTTCAAACCCAAGGATTTTCATCAGGTCAGCAGCTTCCAGAGAGTTCCATCAACAAGCTCCCTCTCGTTGAACTGCGAATAGGCCAGAGACCGGGCCCACGGCTCGCGGTCGGGATAGATCGGCGTCTCGATAAGGCTCAGGTCGGTTTGCCCGACGAGCGCCGCAGCGCTGTCAGGATGGACGAACACCGGGCAACCCATGATCGCGGCTTCGACCGCCGCGTTCGATCCGTGGGTCACCAAGCAATGGGCGCCGGCCAGGTCTTCACTCAGACGTCGGCCTCCGGTCATTCCGTCCAGCGCACGGCGTTGCATTTCCTTGTTGCGCACGATGACCGGCCGGTCGGTGATCTGGTCGAGCAGGCTCAGCGTCCGCTCCGTCCAGCCTTCGATGCTGTGGAAGCGCTGATAGGTCTCTGACGGGGCCGCGACGACGATATGGCGGCCGGCCTTCGCCCATGGCCGTATTGGGGTGCGCAGAGCGTTCCAGCGGTCGGCGGGAGCCTCTCGCATTGCCTGCATCTGGAAGCAGTTCAGGTGCCAGCGATAGAACCCGCCGCCCTCGCCTGTTGGCAGATCGGTGGCGAAGACGCGCCGCGCATAGCCGCGGTCCCAATAAATCCATGCCCAGCCCTGCGCTCGCCAGCCCTCGATGAGCGGCTGAAGCTCTGGCGTGCAGCCGACGACCGGGACCAGCCCTGCCCGCGCCGCGCCGTCCAGGGCGTCGATGTCGCCACGCACCACCTTGCCGCCGGCGCGCTCGATGGTGGCGCCGATGCGGTTGAACAGGTTGAGCTTGAACTTCTTCAGGTGGCCGGGGACGAAGAAGGCGACCGATGCTGGGTCGGTCAAGTGCGCTACCCCCGTAACTGTATGTTTTTGTTTAGGAACAAATTTTCCTGTTACCCCAGACGGGCGATATACTGCTTACGGTCACTTACGGAGAATAACGCGATGACAACACTACTTCGGTACTCGGACCTGAAGGCGCGCCGGATCGTTGACAACTGGCCCCGCATCCGGCGACTCCAAGAACAGAGCGGCTTTCCCCAAGGCTTCCTGCTCGGACCTCAGACCCGCGTCTGGGACGAGGCCGAAGTCGAGGCCTGGCTGGACAAGCGGCGGCTGGTGACCACTTTGAGCGATGAAGACGGCGGCGCTTGAACCTGCCGCCGCGAACTATCGCCAGTGGTCCTTGACCCAGCCCAGATGGTCGAACTTCGACGGGTCTCGCCAGCCGGGGAACGCAACGATTCGCGCCCCCTTCGGCAGTTCGTCGCCCTTCGGCCAGCCCGGCTTCTTGAAGGCATAGACGCCGTCTTGCGGTCCTATGGGGGCCGCCTCGGGCAGCTTGTGCGCAAGCCATGCCTGATCGTCAGGAAAGGCGTCGTGCGGGACCTGCGCGGCCGCTGCGAGCGAGAAGTCCGTCCAGACATCGGCCCGATATCCGACGGACGTCCACCAGACTGATCCGTTGAACGGGCACGGGTTCGAAGCGTTCACGCCCTGCAAGATCGCGAACGGCTCAGGCCTGGCCAGCACATCGTCCAGCCGGCCGGTCACGATCAAGTCGAGGTCGAGGCAGATGATGCGGTCGCCCGGCTTCAATCCCTGCCGGCGCTGCCACTCGACGTCGAAGGCGCGCAGGCGGGCGAAACAGCCGGGGACCTCGGTGAGGTGGATATCCTCGGGTTCAGGTTCGATGATCCGGAACTGATGCGCCCAGGTCAGGTTGCGCGCCACCCCCGCCGCCAGCCGATCACGGTAGTGCGGGCCGTACTTCGTTCCCCACGACCAAGCCGTGATCAATCGTGACGGCATAACGACCAGTAGGGCTTGCCGACCACCTCAAGCTTTAGCCACCCGTCCTCGATCCGCTCGCGCGTGTCGATCCGCACCGACAGATTGAAGCCGAGAAGCCACGCAAGGCTGTGCAGCACCGCCATAGCAGGCAGCGGAAGCGAAAAGTGCGGAAGGCGGATCACGAGCGCCAACCTATGCCGAGGCCGTTATTTTTCCGCGTCGGGCAGAGGATGATTTCTTCCGTCCGCTCGAAGTCACCTTTGATCGACGCCCAGAACTCGGGGACGTTGATGCGCGTGCCGACCCATTCCGGTGCCCGCCGCCAGGCCAGGTCATGGAACGCGACGATGCGGCCCATCGGCCCGTAGTTCAGCCAGTCGGCCTGCACGCCGTTGGGCTTCGGGTCGGCGCGATTCCACCGGTGATCGGCATCGATCAGCATCGCGTCGAACGGCCCCAGCGCCCTCACCGTCTCGATGATGGCGGGGTCGAAGCTCGAGCCCCAGATCGCGTGTGTGTCGTGGCCGTAGTCGCGGCGCAGGGCCTCGTGGCAGGCCCTCAGCGAGGGCTCGCTGTCCTTCCAGGCCTTGGTCCCGAACGGCATGTCGACGGACACGATCCGCGACCCGCGCGGCAGGGCCTGGCCGACGCGCCAGAGCGACCCGCCGAACTTGGCGCCGACCTCCAGGTACGAGCGGACGCCTTCGCGTCGAAGCAGCGCGCAGAAGGCGGAGATTTCGGCCGGGTCTTGCGCGGCGTCGGTCTTGAAGCGCTCCGACATCAGCAGCGCGCCCAGATCGCGGCGACGCCGAGCTCGCTGGAGATATGCGAGGTGTGGATGCGGCGCAGGCCCACGGTTCCCAGGTCGCGGTCGAGCGCCTTGATCTCCTGGTCGTTCTCGGCCGCCTTGTCCGAGGTCCCCCGCCAGGCGAGATAGCCCTTCGTCCACCGGCCGAAGTGCTGCATCAGCGAGGTCAACGCCTCAGCCGGCATGACCCGCTTCAGCTTGTGATAGGTCGCGAGGCAGAGCGTGATGTCGTACTGCTCGTGGGCGAAGGCCTTGAGCGCCGACGGGCCCTTGGTGAGATCACAGACCTCGAAGCGTGCATCCACCGAGCGCAGGTCGGCGAACCATTCCCGCGCCGTGTTGATCCCGGCCTCGTAGATGTCGCAGCCGTGGACCTTCGTGGCGCCGTTGACTGCGAAGTCGTAGCCGGCTTGGCCGCGGTTGCAGCCGATGTCGAACACCGACTTGCCCTGGGCCCGCATGACCAGGTCGTGCATCCCGTCCATGCGAAGGTCGTGATAGCCGCGCACCCGGCGCTGCACCCGATATCGCGCGCCGGGCGGCGTATACATCTCGACCATCAGAGCCTTTCCAGTGCTGCGGCGCAGACTTCATCGACCGCGATCGCGCGCATCGCCTCTTCGCAGTGCGCGCACCGCCTGAGCGACCCGCAGGCCTCGGCCCCGCCGGTCAAGTTGGCGTGGCCCTCGTAGCCAGTCACAGAGGGCGGGATGAAGCCGCCGAACAGGACCACGGCCGGGATGCCGACTGCAGCCGCGCCATGGTGTAGCCCGCCCTCAGGGCCGACGTAGCCGGAAGCGTTCCCGAGGATCGCCAGGGCGTCGCGGACGTCGATTGTGGGCAGAGACCTCACGCCGACGAGGCGGTCGCCCGAGCCGGGGTATTTGAACTGGCAGACCTCGAAGCCCTCGGCGATCAGCCGGAAAGCAGTCTGCTGGTAGTTGTCGCGGCCCCATTCCTTGTTCGGCGCGCAGCCCTTGCCCGCGACGACGTTGGGCTCGATCAACACGAACCCGGAGCCGTAGCGTTTGCCGCGCAGAACCTCGGCCGGCGTGAAGAACATCTCGCCGGGCTGGGCGTGGAACTCTTCGTTCCAGATCCAGCGGTCGTTTGTCCGGTCCTGCCGGTTGTAGAGGCGGTGGCCCTTGTAGAACTCGAGCCATTCGAGGTCCGAGGCGCCTTCCGAGCCGGGCACAGCGACGTTCGGGTTTCCGCGGTAGATCGGCTCCGACCGGCTATCCCATCGGATCGTGCGGCGATCACCGAACGCGATGCGCTTGCCCCTGGAGGCCGCGCCGCGTGCCAGGCCTGAGCCCATCAGCTGGTCGCCGTATCCCATTCAGGCTGCGATCCGCATCAGCTCGGCCCGCCATTCATCTGCGAAGGCGCAGCGCTCATAGCCCGGCATGTCCGGCACCCCGTCCGTGAAGTGCACGATCTTCGGATCGATCGCCGGGTCGCTGTGGCCGACCAGCCAGTTCCAGGCCGGGTCGAGCGATCCGATGTCCGAGTCGTCGAGCCAGCAGAACCTGTGAAGGTCGCGGCCTGGTGCGGTGTTCAGCAACTGGAGCGTCAGCGCACGATTGGCCGGATGGTCACAGTTGAACGCGACCACGCTCGACCAATTTTTCCGGGCGTAGGCCGTCTGGATTTGCCCGTCCATCTTCCGGTCGGACGCCGGCCGGTGATCGTGGTGGACGCAGTACAGAGCCTTGCCCGGGTCGAGGCTGTCGAACAGGTCGTTCACGTCGGCGCGGACAAGGACGTCTCCATCCATGAAAATGGCCCAGCCAGTTTGAGCGAGCTTGGGAACGAAGAACCGGGCTATCGCGTGGCTGGTAGACATCGGCGCCTGGCTAATCACGTCCCAGAGCCGGCCGTCACGCAATTCAGTCGGTCGGCGGTATTCCTTGGCCACGGCGCGCATACTGATCAAGTGCACGGTGAAGCCGCCTGCCGAGCGCCGCCGAAGCGACGACATCGCTACGTGGCAGGCGTCGGCCTCGCGCTCGTCGTAACCGATGAAAACGGTGCGCTTCAGATCAGTCCCCATTGTTCAAGAGCGGCCCCCAGGGAGGCCTTTCGAAAGCCAGTAAGGGCGCTGGTCGGCGAGGCGTTCACCACCTCGATTCCGCGCGCTGTGAGGATCGGCGCGGCCATTTCCATCGACTTGATCCAGCGCCTGAACGACGTCTCGTCAGGATTGTTGGCCATGTGCCAGGTGTTGCGCCCGTACCAGTGCGCGCCGGCGGCTTCGTTCATGTCGAAGCCGATGAGGATTATCCGCATGGCGCCGAACTGCACGGCCAGGTTAAGGGCCTGAAACCCGCTGTTGCCGCCACCGCCGATCTTGCCGGTCTCGCCGAACAGCATCGTGTCGCCGTAGGTCCGGTGCTTATAGGCGATGTCGACCCTGGCGAGATCGGTGTAGTCGACGTTCGCCTTGGCCCAAGTGACTTTCAGGCCGGAGAACTCGGGCAGTCCCTTCCGATGTGCCCACCACGCCGCATCGCAACCGTAGACGACATCGGCCCAGGGACAGAGGTTGACGTTTTCCTTGATCGCGACGACGCGGAGGCGACCGCGAAGCTGGCCTAGGTCGAGGCCCTTGGTTGACGGCCCCGACGCGATGATTGCGGCGGCTTGGCCGGACCAGTCTGGCCAGCGGGTTCCGCCGTCATGTCGCGGCGGGTGTATTGCCGAGGGGACGGCTGCGCACCCGGCGCGGCCTCCTGCGCTTCTGAGGGAGAGGGTTCGACGACAGGCACCACATTCTCGGTCTTGAAGACGGCATGGACGTGGCTGGCCGGATGCACATGGGCTGCGCGGCCGATCTTGACCAACAGCTTCGCGTCACGGTCGCTGGCATCGAATTCTTCGCCTGCGGCATAGCGACGGTTGCCGTAGGGCATGTTCTGCGTGGCGACGATTTTGACCATTCAGGTCTCCTTGAGGAAAACGGCCCGGGGAGAACCCCGGGCCGTCTCGTTCAGGCGTTGTGGGAGGCTTACTGGTAGTTGGCGCCGCTGATCAGCTGCACAGCCTGGCTGCGCCGCTTGGCCCAGGTGATGTACCGCTCGGCCTTAAACGCCACCATGTTGTGCTGCCACAGGTTCACGGTGATCGTGGACGTGGTCTCCGGGCTGTCCGGCGCCGAGTCCATCTGCAGCGAGGCTTCGCGGCTGACGTCGATCTCGATGCCGCCCTCATCCGCCAGCATCACTTCGTTGGCGTTGATGGCGACCATCAGGGTACCGTCGGCCGGAGAACCGGTCGGGGCGGCGATGTTCTCCGACACGATGACCGGGATGCCTTCGAGGAAGCCGCCGTTCACGGTGATGTCGGGGAATTCGCGTTGGCCCAGGGTATTGCGCATCAGGGAGAGACGCATCGCCTGGGTCGAGGTGGTCACAAGTACCAACCCGGCGACGCCGAGGTTGGCCGCAAGGTAGCGCGCCAGAAGCGTGCCGAGGTCGTCGCGCAGGGCGTCCGCGGTGCTGCCCGAGGGCGTGATCGCAGAGACGCCGTTGGTCAGCGACGCCGGGCTGAT